TACCTTTTCCGTCCTTCCACACATGCAGCCAGCCAACCGTACAATTGGATGCCTCGATGCACAAGTCCTTACAAATCTTCGCATATTTGTCCCCGAGAAACTTTGAAAGCTTTTTGTTCTCCTCTTTTTCTCCGAGGTCAAAGATTGGAGGTGCCGTGAACATGTAAGCAGCTTTCTGATCGACTAACATGCCGTGGAAGTTAAATGGAATCCGGTTATCTGCATTTCGGAGTGGTTTTTCTTTTTTCTCTCGTTCTTCCTTCGACGGCGGGAATAAAATATCTGTTTCGTTTTCGTAGTACCGCCTCGCCACTTCAGCCTTCGCCATAAAATCCGAATGCCCTTCCTGATACTTCCGTATCAGCTTCTTAATCACTTCAATGTCCATTCATATCACCTCACTTTAATATCCGGATGCCGCCACCCTTGCGAATAATCGTGTAACAAAAGTACCTGAGAGCATCGAGCGCATGATCATGTTCTTTTACCGGTTTGTCTTCTCCGCGTTCCGCTGCCTTTGCATCCCAGATATAGGATGCAAACTCTTTAATCAGATTCTCACAGGATTTATCAACAAAAATAGAACCCGAAAGCAGCAAGGTTGCTACAAATCGGATTCCATCCAAAACATCATTCTTTGCTTTTTTAACTTTGTATCCGTCTTTCTCCAGCTGCGCCTTGAACGAAGCAGCAGCAGGATCCAGAATCACCGCCCGGACCTTTTCTCCGGAAAGCCAAGCGGTCAAATCATCCGAAAACTCTTTATCCGTTTTCTGCCGGCCTTTATCGCGGCCGGAATAATAATACTCTCTGCGGCAGTACCATTTCTTGTCGGCTCCCTTACTCCACAGCAGAAAGGCCGTCGGGTTCTGGGTACCATAGTCACAACTGACGTACTGGTCGCCCATCCAGAACTCGTGACCGGTTTTCTGCCGGTATTCCTCTGCAATTGCCTCTGCATCAACTACGTTTTTGTCCTGGCTGAACATGTCGTAGATGATGCCCTCAGCCATCGCCCAGAGTCCTAAGATATACCGCTTGAAGAAAACGCCGGAATACATGCTCCGGTATCGTGCTTTGATTTTTTGCGACAGGCTCAGGTTATCATCCATCGTGAAATGGATATACAGCAGGTTCTTGTCTTTGCATCGGTCTATCCAGTTAACTTTGAACCAGTGATATGGTCCGTCCGGGTTACAGTTAAACCAATACTTAGAACCCTCTACAGAGCATCGGCCAGTTGCCTGATTGACGAAACTCTCTGGCATCAGTGCAACCTCATCACAGAAAACTCCTGCCAGGGTAATACCCTGAATCAGGTCTTGACTGCGTTCGTCCTTACCACCGAAAATGTAAAAGTAATTCGTTACATTCTTTCGGGTGATCTCCACTAGATTGTCAGCCCGATGGTCCGTCACTTGATAACCTCGGCTCTTGAGCATCAGCTTCAGCCAAAACAGAACATTTCGCCGGAAGGAACCAATTGTCTTTCCGCACATGGCGAAGTTCTGACCGTTGAAGTTCTCCATCGCCCAGAACACGAACGAAAGAGACATACAAACCGTTTTACCCGAACGGATGGCTCCATCTGCAATAACACCATCATAGTCCTTCACAGGGCTTTTCTGCATACACCAGGTAAGAACCTGCTTCTGTCTTTTCGAGAACGGCTGGAATTTAAAGACCTGGACCTTTGCAGTAATTCCGCGCCGGTCTTTCATGGCATTCACTTTTTCTCGCATGTCGGTGATGCGCTGCTTAATCGTCATCCGCATCACCCCACAAGTTACTAGCCTCGGCATTCAGTGCGTCAATAAAGCCATCGTCCTCGACTTCAGTCTCCTGACCTCCCAGTTTCAATGCCGCCAGGTCAAGTTTCATCATCTCGATTTCAAGGCGGGCATCATCCACACCATAACGGTGCAATGCGTCGATGGCAGCCTGCTTCCGCCCCTGCACACGGGTCAGCGCAGCCTCGATGTTTTGGATCTGTCCCAAAACGCCCTCATATTCTCCTAAATCTGATATTTTCCCCTTTTCTATACCAGCCTTATATCCCGTTACCGTCATGCCCGGCGGGATCTCTATCTCATATCGGTTATCCTTTACCGGCTCTTCTCCCGCTTTGCGGAGTGCTTCAATCCGGTGCAACATACGACGTTCCCGGACTGTCAGAAGCTGTATCTCCTGCATGAGGAGCTTCTGCTTGTCCTCCGGGACCGCCTGTGCAAGACGCTGTTCCTCTGGATCCAGGCAATCAAAAAGGAGAGTTTCAAACTCTCCCGTGGTGACTGCATTCTTGTTTTTCTCCGGAGCCGCACCGCCTCTGTTCCCGGCAGCGTTCTTGTTTCCTGGCTGACCGCCTTTCCGTTTCGCAACGTTGCGTTTCTTTTGCAACGTTGCATTGTCCCAGTCATATCTATTTTTCCAGCTTCGGATTGTCCCTTCCGGGATTTCCAGAAGCTCAGAAATCTCAATAAGTTTCTTGCCTTCCAGGAACAGTTCTCTGGCCTGTTCCATTCTGGCGTCCGGCGCTCTGGCCATGCACCACCACCTCTCAATCGTGTTTGTTTTTTTGTTTTTTGCAATAGAATAGCACCCATCTCGCGACAGGTGCCATTCTCGAAAGGATATTATTATGAATCACAACGCAAGTGGAGCGGCGTGTTGCTCCGCCAAACAACCGTCAAATTGCCGCGGCAGGAATCGAACCTGCACATACTCCCTGTGGAGTGCTCTACCATTTAAGCTACGCTCGCAATACACACATCTTGCTGGCGGTATGTCTCGAGTCTTCGCTAGACACCGGTGCACAAAAGCGCCTGCTGTCAAGTTCTAGCCGTGCAAGCTATCCTCAATCTCTCTGAGATAGTGTGTGTTCAGTTCATCCGGAGATCACCCGGAAAATCGGGACAGAAGGAATCGAACCTTCGACACGCTGGATATAAGCCAGCTGCTCTAACCGACTGAGCTACGCCCCAGGGGGTCCCGCCGGGGTCACCGTCCAGCGGGGTTGAAGTACATACGGAGGAGTTTTCAACGCTCTTGCAAGCGTGTCCGTTGAAGCTGTCAGCTATAAGCCTTTAGCTTCATGATACACTATACCACTTTGATTCGTGACATGTGTGACATTCGTGACAAAATTTATTTTTATCCCATAAATCTCGAATACTCTTTTTTCATGCTAATTTCAGTCGCCCCATGCGTATAGCTACCTGCTCCCATGTCATTCCTTCAAAAATCCGATATCGGATAATACGCTGCATCCGCACCGGAATCGTATTGATCCACACTTCCACGTCCTGTTTAATCCGCGCCGCATTCCGCAGGCGCTCTTTTAACACTTCTTCCAGACGATCCTCTGCACCTGGCTCTTGCATTGATGCATACGCAAGTCCCTCAATCCGATACGTCTGCATCGTATATGGAAAATCATGTGATGAGCCTTTGACAACATCCTGCTCTTGCCGTTTTTTTGCTCTCCTAATCTTTTCCAGCTCTGCTTTTGTCTCCTTGACCTGGGCGCAGGCATCTATGTACTGCTCCAATATCCGTTTGTCCAACGGTACCACCTCCCTCTATTTTCCTACGCGAACCTTAACTGCCCGCTCGCATCCTCGCCCAGACGATCCGCCCGGCAGTTTGGCAGCCTCTTCGCAACGCATAACTCTTTCAGATTCGCCCGCACCAGTGCCGTAGGTATCGGCGGACACACAGCGTTCCCGCAACGCCGTACCTGCTCCGCTCTCGGATATGGCTTCCCGTCGCAGTCCCGGTCGATGATGTAGTCGTCCGGAAATCCCTGGCAGCCATACAGTTCCTTCGGTTCCAGCATCCGCAGGCCAATATCTACGATCTGGTATTCCGTGCCATATATAGTAACCAGCCCGAAGCGATCCTGTGCCGTAATCGTATCCAGAGGCTCTTTTACATCCTGCCCGATGCCAGAGCCATAATATTTCGTCAAAAAGGCTCTTACTTCTCCGAAGTGTCCATCCCCCGCCGTAATTGTATGTAAAGGTTCTCGTATATCCTGCCCCGTGCCACTCTTATAGAATTTACTGATGAATGATGCTACAAGCCCGTATCGGTTCGAACTGTCCACTGTCATGATCGGATCCTCAATTCCCTGTCCTCTGGTTTCCCCCTTTGCAGTCTCTGAATGATACTGTATCAAGATCGGAACGACAAGCCTGTTGTGATCCACGGTAGTTATTGTGTCTATTGGCGCATCAGCTCTGCTTCCATTCCCTTGGTAATTTCCGCCGTACGCTTTATCGATAATTGGTGCAAGTATTGACTGCACAACCCCATATCCGTGCTTTCCGGTAATGGTCGGCATTGGTTCTCTGATGTCGTTCGGTCTACGTTCTCCGCCGTGATTACACTGAATGATAAACGGCTCTGGATTATCCAACACGAATTTTTTTAGTCCTCTTGCGATTCTGTTCATAGTTTTCTCTGCAAGCGGCCGCACTGCCCGGATCCCGTATTTCTCCTTAATCTCCTCCGATGTATCAAAAATAGAGGGGCAGGGAAGGGAAAAATCAAGCTGTGTATATGCTCCCATATATGGCTTGAGCAATCCAGCTTTCACTTCTGTACTGTCCGCCGATCCATGAGTAGGCTTAGGCCATATAATCTCCTTACCATCGCACCGCGCAACCAAAAAGAACCGTTTTCGCATAGTCGGTGCTCCATAATCTGCTGCCACCAATTCTCGAAACTGCACCTCATAGCCTAAATCAGTAAGCTGCTGAACAAATTTTCTAAATGTTAGCCCCTGCTTTTCTTTGATCGGATGCTTCCGTCGATTAAGTGGTCCCCATGTCTTAAATTCTTCGACATTCTCCAGCATTATTACTCTTGGGCGCACTAATCCCGCCCAACGGCAGGCAACCCACGCCAGACCGCGAATAAACTTGTCCTTTGGCTTCCCGCCCTTTGCTTTGCTGAAATGCTTACAATCTGGAGAAAACCACGCCACCGGATGCCCGCCACATACTTTGACCGGATCTACCTGCCACACATCCTCGCAGTAATGCTTCGTGTACGGGTGATTTGCCTTATGCATCTTGATCGCCTCTGGATCATGATTGATCGCGATATCTACACAGTACCCTGTCGCTTCTTCGATGCCGGTGCTTGCCCCGCCGCCCCCAGCAAAGTTATCTACTATCAATTCTCCGTTAATCATCGTTGTTCCGTCTCCTCACTTCATAAAATCCGCCATACTCATTTGAACAGGTTGATTTTTCTCTTCTACCGCCCGCTTCTGTCTGATTTCTTCCAGCTCTTCCAGACGTTCCGGCTTCAGCCATTTGTCAGCTCGCATTTGGTCTACGGTCTGTAAATTCTCATATCCAAAGGCGATCAGTTTCCTTTCCAATCTCTCGATTTTCTTTTCCTGCGCCTGCTGCCGCTGCTCTTTCTTCCTCGTTTGCTCGGACTTTTGCAAATCTGATTCGTGGTATACAGTGATTCCATTCTGGATATCCTGTAAATCCTGCATCAAATCCCGTGCTTCCGTCCTGGCTGCCCGGACATTGAGGACTTCTGCTTTTAGGCTCTTATCTATCAAGCGATAGAAGGCGTTATTCATTTCCCACTTCTCCAAGATCTCATCCCGTTGCACTTTTATGTACGCCCGGCAGATATCTAGGCTGACAGGCTTATCAAATACCTTCAATCCTTTTGTGATGGTCGCCCACTCTTCGCCGTCAAACAAGGATAGCTGCTCTCCTTCGCGTCGCCTGCCACTTTTTTTCAGGTCGTAATATACATTGCCTTTTTTCTTGTCCAGTTCTTTGCCAAGTATCGGACAAAAGCCATAGTTTCTTTCGCACCAGTGCGTGCACCGTTCAGGTCTATAGTTGATATGCCATTCTCTTGCGCGTTCGTTATAATATGCATGATTTCTGCACACCCGCCCATGATGTTTTTCGACCAGCTCCTTATATTTTCTTTTTTCTTCTTCCAGACGCTCGTCGTTCTTTTTCTCAACACTGGCGTTGTAACTATAATCATCCTTTGTTCGATGGCATACGCACCAGCACTGTATACACAGTCCGCCGCCTTGCGTTCCATACAACTTTGGATCGTTTTGTGGACAATCTGGCTTGTCATACGGACATCTTATAACAGGGTTATCGTTTTCATAGCACCAGTCAATTCCAGCCGTTGACATGTTTCCAATCACATTTCTGCCCTTTACATACAAGCCGCAACCTGTTTTGTAGACAAAATTATCACTATATCCACGGACATATTCAAAACCCCCATAAATGTTCTCCAGTGGGCTTTTACCATAACATCCACCGGGCAGCCTAACCTTGTCTGTCGGGAAATTGTCCACGGTGTATCCTGCTGCCAGAAGGGCTTGTGTCAAAAGATTGTACTCCGCCACTTTTCCACCTTCTTTAAATCCCTTGGCAAGGA